GGGTCAACAGTGCGAGTATACAAGGTTGATGCCGCAACTGGATCACAACTTGCAACAACAACAATCTCAATGACTTCAACAACAGTTCATACTGAATATGTTGTATCTGCGGCATTTGGAAGCTCAAAACTATTCCTATTGACAAACACAAACGTTGCAACCGTTGCCCCAGTTTCAAGGTGGCTCGTGTATGATACAAACCTTTCAAACGTTGCAAGCGGTAACGTACATTCGATAACACAGGGGGCAACTAACCCTGCGGCTGATCAGGTAAACCAAGATAGTCAACAGAGACTATATTCAAGATATGATAAAAATGCAAACCAGTTCCTTATTCGAGTATCAAGCAATACCGTAACTTCAACTGCAAGCAGGTATTGGATGTGGAGAATTGTTGACGCATCCACATATACAACTGGGTATTATTTAAACCCACTGTCAGTTTCTATTGGTTCTGCAACGACAACAACAGATCTTGGTAATTCCACAAGGGGAATTGGAGTCCCAGTATATGTCCCATCTCTTAGTAGGTGGATCGCAGTTCATCATTATACAACTGGAACAAATGCGCCAAACATTCAGGTTGTTTCGTTCTCTCAGACCACAACAACTACTGCAATATTTAACATCACTGGCCGTCAAATTGGCGTATCTGCAAACACGCAGGCAAACCCAGGAGTTGCTGGTATTCCTGCATTCCTAAATGACGCTGGAGACACTTTATGGATTATAACTAACACAGCCACGGTTGCAAAAATACTTGTATCAGATATTTCTGCAAATATTAACACCAATTCAAGTTCAGGAGTTACCATAAGATTTGGATCAAGGGGATCTGGGCTTGATTCGTTCTCTGGTAACACTGGTGGTAATATAACGTCCTGGGTAACGTATAAAAACGGATGGTTTGTTGGAATGATTGGTGCAGGTGATGGATATTTAACGTGGGCAGCGTACCCAGAATCTTGGCACATAGACAGCGGAACATACTCAATGGCAGAATCTGGAACTGCAAATAGATATAAATATCTTGGAAACATTAACACCACAAGAACAACAGATGGGTATAGACCAGACGATAACTATACCTCTCTAATTACTACTACCGCATCAATTTTTGGTTGTGGTTCATATAATGGATCATTCTATGTGGCAACATCTTTCTACGATACAAACAGTACAAGTAAAATTTTTGCTACAGTAAATAAGCTTGGAGATGCCGATGCGCAGATAGTCACAGTACATAGCACGTCAGATCCGTCAGAGTTAATTGGCATTTCCCCGATCACAAACAGCAACTCAAGTGTCGTTGATGGCCAATATCCACCTTCTGGGTATGCAAGCGGCCACATCTCAACTCTTAATTCTTCAGGAACATATTGGAGATTGAATTACAAAACAACGGACACGGATCAGGTATATGTATATGAATCTGGATCGTCTCTAACCTATCCAATTAAATCTGCAACATCGACTGTTGCAACAAATATATCAAGCTTTAAGGCGGTAAAAGTACGATGAGCAAAATATACATTACAGTCAACGAGAACGGTTTTCCAGATGTTTGGAGTATAGTTGAGACTCAAAACTCCATTGAATTTGACGAATCAGATTTACCAGAAGATTACGGGGTTGAGTTTGCTCAATATCTTTGGAAAATCATTGATGGAAAACTTGTAAGAAATATCGAGTAACGATGACGGAACTAGCTCCAGTCCTCACAGGTTGCCACGTCTGCCGTAGCCCATTCGTTGAAACCATCAACAAGAAGATGCGCGACGGAGTTCCAGACATCAAGATCTCCGAGTGGCTTGACGAGAACGCGCAGTACATCAGCCGCATCACCCTCGGCAACCACAAGCGCAAGCACCTCACGGAGCCGCACGAGCGCCTACGACAGCAGGCCGTTAAGGTAATGCAGAAGCAGGCGAAGACCATCAAGGCAACAGGAGACCTTGCTGGACTGGTCAGGGACTACGTCCACAGCGCAGTGGAGCAGGGGATAATGACCCCAACGCTGGCAGAGGGACTGCGAGCGCAGGAGATGATTGACAGAAGGCAGGAGAAGGGTGCAGACCGTGAGGTCGCACTCACCCTTGCTGGGATCTTGGGCGGAGGTGCAACCTATGCGGTTCTTGAGGCCAAAGAGGTTAAGGAAATTGAAGGATAACGAAGAGATCTTGGAGGATTGTGGTGCCTAAGTTGCAGATTCGGTCTCAGCTAGACCACGTAGAAAAGGGAGGGATACTCGATGATTGCGGTCCTAGTAGTGCAGCGTGCGCCTCGTCGTGGGTCACTGGCAAAGAAATCAGTGCAGCCCAAGGCATTAAAGCCAAAGAAAAAGCGACGGGTTTCAAAGAAAAAGAAGGCGTCAGCGACAACGGATCAAGCCTATGGGATCTAGTCAAGACCTGCAAGGAACTTGGCGCCAACGCACGATACGCCAGGGATTGGAGCGACTGCGTCGACTCACTGAAGAAGGGCGCAGCACTCATCATCAACGTGGACGCCGCAAAGAACTATCCTCCGCAAACGATCAGCGCGTGGCACAAGAGGTTTGTCGGTCGTCATAAGGGAGCAACCTACGGCCATATGGTGGCTGCGGCGTGGTGCGAAGACCACGGCTTCCAGTTCGCTGATCCAACGTTCAGCGGAAAGGGCAAGGAGAAGTTTGCCGTCACGGTGACGGAACAGGAACTGAAGGCAATTGCCTCCAGCAAGGGTGACGCTCCGTTCAAGCGGTGCATCATCGTCAAGAAGTAGGAGATAATATGAGCAAGTCTACAAAGGCAGTCCTCGCATCGTGGGGCCGTTCATTCCTCGCAGCCTGCCTCGCGCAGTTCATCGCCCTAGGAGGCGGTGCGTTTGACTTCGGCGCTGACGGATGGAAGTCCATCCTGTCGGCTGGAATCGCAGCCGTTGTGCCAGTCATTATCCGCTGGCTGAATCCAAAAGACAAGTCATTTGGAGTCAAGTAACCGCTGGATCTACGTCGGAGGGACATTTGACCTATTCCATTATGGACACGCTCGATTCCTTGAGCAGTGCTCCAAATACGGAAAGGTCATCGTCGCCATCAACACCGACGACTTCTGCGAGCGGTACAAGCGTAAGCCAGTCCTGACGCTGGGAGAACGGATCGAGTCCGTCGCAGCGTGCAAGTGGGTAGACGAGGTCATCGTCAACATCGGAGACGAAGACAGCGGCCTCACAATTGACACCATCAAAGACAAGAAGATCACCGACATCGCCCACGGGGACGACTGGACTGGAGACTCGCTAATCGAGCAGCTTGGCATCAGCCAGGAGTGGCTAGACGAGCGGGGTATCTCAATGCTCTACGTTCCATACACCAAAGGTATTTCTACAAGCGACATCATCGGGAGAATCAATGGCGACGTTCACGGCGGTTGTCACTGCGCATAAAGACGAGGCTGGGCTTCGCCGCGTGCTAGGTGACCTCCTGGCGTGGCAGGTACGCAATCCAGACGAGATCATCGCACTGGCGTCAGAGATTAACCTGACCAGTCTGCGACACGAGTTCCCGTCGGTCATCTTCTACGAAGAGCCGAACAAGGAGGACTGGGGTCACGACAAGCGGGCCAAGGGTCTTGGCATTGCCACATCGGACTACGTCGGCTGGTTTAATCACGACGACTCCTACAGCCCAGATTATATTTGGGAAATGATGCGACACGCAGAAGACGGAAATGATGTGGTCTACTGTGCCTGGTCTGGAAATGAAACCCCAAAATTTATATTTGGAAGTTCAACGTCTGGAAACTACATAGTTAAAACAAATATTGCAATAGCTGCTGGATATTTAGATCGACACTATCAAGCTGATGGAACATTCATTGATAGAATCTCTGCGTTAAATCCATCTATTAAATTTATAAGTAGAGTTCTTTATTATCATAATGAAGTAAAATAAGTTTTAAAATATAGTTATTCTATAAAATTAGGAGATTTCAATGAAGAAGGGCAAGGGCGCAAAGTTTAGAACAAGTTCTAATAGGACTGGTCGATTTGGAACAAGTTCTCCATCGTACGCTACTGGAATCACCAAAGAGATTGTTGCCCAGATTCAGGCATCACTTCCTGCATCGGATGCGCCTCAGGGAGACTCAACTGCCTCACCATCATCTAGGCCAACCCCTGAGTATGGTAAACTTGCTGGATATCCAACCATCTCCCCCGAAGAGATGGATCGTATGCCTAAGCTTAAGTTCCTAAAGAATTCTCTCTCTACAATGACATACGAACAGGCATTGAAGAACCTTCGTGCGCTTAGGCGTGCAACCAATCTTCTTCCGATCTCAACTGCTGGGGATACCAAGAAGACAAAGAAGATGACTGCCGAGTTTAATAAGCGATACGCCGCCCTAACCGAGCAGCAGAAGATGGCAGAAAAGATCTTCTTCTTGATGGGCGGTAGTCTGAAGAATAAGAAGACTGGTCAGGTGATGGGTTCTGGTACGGCAAACAAGGGATTCTACGAGTCCATTGGCTTGACTGCCCCAACGACAAAGTATGCTCCAATTGGGTACAGCCAAACGCAGTCAAACACGGCAATTGTAGACAAGCTCAACAACCCACTTTCGCAAGCACAGAGATCAAAGCTTCAGAACCTTCGCGCCCTTGCCAAGAGTGGCGGACTCACTGATCGACAGAAGCAGCAACTTGATCGTCTCGTTTCCAAGAAGAATGCGCCAAGGGTCATTGAGTAATGTCCGCAGCGTGGCAGCGTAAAGAGGGTAAGAATCCAAAGGGCGGGCTGAACGCCCGTGGTCGGGCTTCCTACAAGGCACAGACTGGCGGCACATTGAAGGCGCCAGTCAAGAGCGGCGACAACCCACGTCGCGCTTCGTTCCTTGCAAGGATGGGAAATATGCCAGGTCCTGAACGCGATGAGAAGGGGCGCCCGACCCGACTCCTTCTCTCGCTTCAGGCTTGGGGTGCTAGTAGCAAGGCGGATGCTCGCACAAAGGCCAAGAACATCTCATCTCGCCTTAAGGCGAAGAAGGCTTGAAGCCGCTCAACAACGATATTGCCAGAGACCTTGCCCGCGGCAGGAGCGACATTGCATTCTTTGCCGAACGATGGTTAGGCGTAAGGGGGAACCCTGGACAGATCAGATGGTGGGAAGCGTGTGCAGAACGTGACGATACGGGTTATCGACCACGGTATATCACGACCGTTGTCTCAGCTGGGAACCGTGCAGGAAAGACTCTTGCTATGGCTGTTGTGTGCCTCCATCACGCGCTATATAAACTAGGGATTGCCAGCCCAGATCCATCAGACCCACAGTCCTACAAGCGGTGGAGCGATGCTCCGTACGAGTGGTACCACGTAGGCATCCAGCAGGAAACAGCAGAGTTGGTCTTCCGAGAGATTGAGAACCTTCTTGGAGGAAGCCATCCAGCGCAGAAGGGTCGCGGATGTGCTATAATCCGAGAACTTGGCAAGGTCATAGATACCCAGAAACGGTATCGCGGTGAGTATGCGTGGGTTAAGTTCAACCCCGTGGTCGGCGGCGCAAGCATCCACTTCCGTACTACCCAGGACCGAGCCAAGGCACTCCTCGGTAAAGATATGAACGGCATCTCGTTTGACGAGGCGGCCTTTGAGCCGCACCTGCTGATGATCTACCAAGAAGTGCTCAACCTCCGCCGACTCTCCACTGGTGGTCCACTCCACTTCATCGGGACACCGAGCGAGGGCATCAACGATTACGCGGAACTCTGGGAGAAGGGAAACCTAGACAACCCAGCGCGAGATGAGAAGTTCATCAGCTTCCGACTCTCCACCCGCGACAACATCGGCTACGGACTGACGCAGGAAAACTTTGATGACGTCGTCCGCCAGCAGGCAGAGTACCTGAT